ATGTATTACGTTGTCTACTCTACCTCTAGTAAGTCCTGCAGGAGCGAACCATGGATACGAAACTGCATCACTATGTGCTAACGCACGTAATGTCATATGACTTGCTGGTACCATTACTGTAGTACCGTCTGAATTTGTAGAAAGAGCACTTGGATAATATACAGCCATGCCTGAATTTTTAGTATTCAAACCATCTTCGCCATTTTCGGCCGCTGTAGTATTTGTAATCCAAGTAACTGCATCATCTGGTGATTTCCTAAAAGGTGAATCAACTAGTACAAACGCAGTTTCTTTTCTATCTATGTTTAGTGTGGATAGTTCATCTGCAAGTTCTGGATAACCAGGAGCTGCTAATAATGTAACTGCTACTGTGTCTTCTCTTAACGTAGAACCAGCGGCTGCAGCTTGTAGTCCTGTAACAACTACTTTACGTTGTGCATAGCGTCCAAATGTACCTGAACCATCTGCATTATTGCCACTTTCTGTTACCCATTGTTCATCTGCTACGTTTGCTGTAACAAATTTTCTAACAACTCTACCTGTACCAGGCATATTAACTAAAATCATATCTACCGGATATAAAGCTGCGTCAACGCCTCCATCTGTTTTTACAGCGCCTACTGTTACTGCGCCTGTTGTAGCATTATAAGTAGCTTTTGTATGATCTCCAAACACAACACCATTTACTGTTGTTTGGTCTGAATTATCACGAGCAGTACCCCAAGAAGTACCATTACTTACATAAATTGCAGGATAATTTGCATCATTTGTATCTACCCAAATTTTGTTAGCTACGCCAACTGCTGGTTCTGTAGATGCTAATGTAATATCTGCGCCCGCAACTGCAACCCAATTAGTACCATCATGCTTCCATAAATCAATATAAAAAGTTTCGTCGTACCATAGTGTTCCATTTGTTGTTGTACCGGTTGGTGCAGTCAAAGATGCTGTATGTGTTAGTGCCGCGAATGCGGTTCCGTCCCAACGTTGAAGTGTAAATTCTGCATCAGCTGCTGTTGTATCTACCCAAATAAAACCTACTTGCGCGGCTGTTGGTGTTGGAGCAGTTTCTTGCACTGCGCCTATTGTTACTGATAAAAATGCATTTGAAGTAGAATCAAATACTTTAAGTATAGGATTAAAACCTTCATTTGGTGTAGATGTTTTAAACCAAAAATCGCCAACTGCTAATGCTGTTGGCACAGTTGTATGATCTGAAACAAATACAGTATATGTACCAGCACTTGCTGTTGCTAATGGTTGAAATGCACCACCATCATGTACATGAAATTGTGCAGGGGAAACAGTAGTGTCTACCTGAACATCTCCAGCCGAGCCACCTGTACCAGCGCCGAGTGTAACATTTTGTTTTACCCAACCACCTGTACCAGTTGCATTTGCTTTAAAAAGACCCCATTCAGTATTTGTTGTATCTAACCAATAAAGTCCATTTGCTGGAGGACCTTGTGGTTCTGGTTTTGCCGGCGCAAGTTGTGTTGTATTAACATCTGCTCTTACAACATACGCGGCATTTGATGCGCCTAAGTAACTATAAGCGGCTAGTAATCCATATTCATTTAATTCGTCGCCATGACTGCCAAAAGAAGGATTACCAAATTCCTGTGACAATTCAAATTGGCTTGTTACCAATTGTGGGGTACCGGCTTTTGCTTTTGCTGTTCCAGCTGCTGTGCCAGTGCCACTTACGTGGGCCTTATCTTCTCCCGATGCAACTATTAGCAAAGGAACAGTTCCTGCACCAGCAGATGCATACATACTCTCATCTGTTACGGAAACTGAGACGCCCGGTGAAACTAATGTAGCCATATTTTTTCTCCCTAGGTCAATAAGTTATTCGTTAATATTTATTTTAATATTATAAAAACCAGGAGATATGCGAGTTAACAGAGTAGTTAATTAAGGATATTGACCAGACACGCCTGAAGATTGAATAAGTGCAACAATATATCCCAATTCCTCTATAGAAGAATCATTTTCAATTATATTATCAAATTGAGTATTGATCCACCTATATTCACTTTCGTGTACTTCTGGATATTTAGTTAGCATATCATTTGATCCTATTTCATTATCTACTGCGGCAGTACGATACCAATCTGGTAATTCTCCTCGCCTAATCCACCATACTAAACCATTTAACTGTTGTTGTATAACATTTACTTCATTAGGAAATCTAATATCAGGTATTACCCAATTTACATCTGGATTATCAATCAACGTTTTTTTAACTATACTAACCCAAATATTATTATGTAGGTTGTTACGAACACAATCCGTACCAAATATTTGTAATACTATACGGGGAGTAACTTCTTGTTCTAACTCGTTGCTCCAATATTCGTCTATTTCTTCACGCCATGCGCGACTTTCGTCTGTAATACCTTCCAACAGATCACGATCCCATCCGAACATAACAGATGCTACATCTTTTAATTTAGTTGCAAAACTGATTTTACGAAAGTTGTGGTTCTCTACCAAAATATCGGCAAGAGTTCCTTTCCCTGAGCCTGCAAATCCACAAAGGCCTATTATCATATTATCCTATAACAAATGTCGCTGGTGTGCCACCCTCACTATAAAGTGTTAGTTCTTGTTCAAGTCTGTCTATTTCTGCTTGGGCGTCTGTTCTTAAAGTTTCTGCATTTAATGATGTTCCGCCTTGGGGGCCAGCAATTTGAGCAAATTTACCTCTTGCTTCTGAAAGCATTAATTTTGATTGTGCTAATGCGTAGTCTTTAAGCCATGGTCTAGCATATTCATCTATTAATAAATTATCCGCTGGCCTAAAATTATATACATGAAGTATAACATCATCTACTGCTTTAATTTTTCTATGAATAGTCAATTTTTTAGAAACTGTATTCCATGTAAAATTATAATATGCACCAAATAATCTACCTAATGTTTCTACATGTTGTGCAAGTGCATCATATACGCCCATGCCTCCTGCTCGACCACTATGTAGTAGATATGTATTTAAATATGCAGCTTCAAATGGTTCAATATCAACTCCGCTAGATATACTTGTTCCTGCTCTACGATAAATTTGTCTTACTTCTATAACTTCTGAAGGTAATGTATATTCATTTAAATCAAGTTTTAATTGTAAGACAAGAAAACTTTCTTCAACAGCATTTTCACTTCGTTGTCGATATTTTTCTAAACTTTTATCTATTGCTAAATTATAGTGCTCCGGATCTAGTTCAACATCGACCATTCCTCCGCCTAACCTGAGTTCTATTTCTTTTGTTAAATCGTCTCGAGCTGCCATATATTATACTCCTATAGTTGTATTTATTTGAAACACCTAAGTATAATACAATGTTCGTTTGTTCTACCATTCAATTTAGTATCTGCTGTCTTTAAAGATTTGAACTCTTTTACTAGTTTTGTTTTAGCAACATTAAATAATTTTAACTGATCTTTTGGTTTACGTAAAGTCTTTTGTACAGATATTTCTTCATTATAGCCATATATTGTTGTTCCTTTAACCGATAATCCACTAGAATCTTCTGCAATATATAATCCTATCTTACGTGTTTTTGTATTAAAAATTACAGTTAAAACAGAACCAACTATTTCTACAGGAGGAACAGATGTTATTCCGTAAGAAACATCACTCATTTGAAATTTAAGATTTTTAATTACATCTTCTGCTCGCTTTGCTTTAACGGCGCGAGGCTTACGTCTAACTTTTTGTTCGTTAATAACAATATCACATGCACTTACTATTTTTTTATAAAAGTCATTTGCCTTCTTTTTTTCTACTTTTGATAAATGTCCATATGCTTCATCTAATTGATCTTGATCATTATTTTTATTTTTGTTAGGATGTACGAGATATTCATAATCAGCACCATCTGATTGATACCAAGTTTTTATTATTCTTGCATGATTTGCTTTTGCATCTTTTTGACGCAATATTGTAATAGGTTCGAATTCTTTTAAGTTAAATTTTGTTATATCATCATGAAATATGTCAACACTAGATTCTATATCTTCTATCATAAAAGCAGATATTTCCCTCATTCTTTCTTGAATAGACACTACTACTTTCTCCTTAGTATTTTTTGTTTCTTTAATTTTTTCTTCTAACTGTTTATAGCCTACTTCTATTACTTCTTTAAGTGATTTTTTTATATAATCACTTACAGGTTTAGGTTCTACTTCTTCATTATAAGGTTGTAATATAATATCCGGCATGCCATTGTTAAGTAATTTACAAGAAGATGCCACAGTCATTGAAGTACGCCATGCATCAGCTGCTTTCCATGCTTTAATATCTTCCTTTGTATAACTGTTATCCTTCATCCATTTTTCTACGTCACGAAATAATGAACTACTTTTTTTATGATAATAATTATACCAATCATAACTCCTGGTTCGTTCGCGATGTATTGCTTCTTTATCGGGATTGGTTTGCATAAACACCTCCCAATCCGGTTCTTCGCCGGTATAAGCAAGGTGTTGAGACTTACTTGTTCTCCGCTTTTTCTTCGGAATTTTAATTCCAAGCACTTTAGGACTCATAATTACTATATATCATCATAATATATTATATAGTACTATAATAATAAATTTTTAAATATTTGTCAAGATAAATATGTATAAGAGGTAAAACAATATGCCAAGACTATCATTGTGGCGAGAACATAAGTCTAATGATTTTAATTTTATAGACAATTCTATTCGCGAGCAGTTCCTTATAGGTGGTACAGCCTTTTTGGTACATAAGTACCTAGGACCAGAAGAACAAGGCGCCACAGATGATCCATCTAAACCCAATTATACGGCTAGTGGTGGGTCTTCGGAAATAGATATACAAGATTTGCTATTTTTAGAAACCAGAGATCGTAAATATGATCAAGACATTTACGAACTTCGTGGTGTATATAATGTAGGTGATAATGATTTTGATCTAACACAATTTGGCTTATTTTTAAGCAATGATGTTCTTTTTATAAACTTCCATATTAATGATATGGTAGAAAAACTTGGTCGTAAGTTAATGCCAGGTGATGTATTTGAATTACCTCATTTAAGAGACGACTTATTATTAGATCCAAATGCGGATGCAATTAATAAATTTTACGTTGTACAAGATGCATCACGTGGAGCGGAAGGTTTTTCACAAACATGGTTTCCACATATTTGGCGTGTTAAAGCTGCACCAATAACCGATAGTCAAGAATACAAAGATATTATTGGATTTAGTGAAGCGGGACCAGATGGTTCACCTGCGGCTGATCCAGATTCATTAGCTGCTGATTTATCAACTGCTCCTATAGAATTTGATATTTCCGAAGCAATTGTAGAGTCAGCCGAAGATGATAATCCAACAGGTGTACCGTTAACTGAACATTTGTTTAATTATGAATCAGCATCAGATCCTGCAACATATGATGAATACATGGGAGAAACTATACCTCAAGGTATAGCATTTCCAGCAACTGCACATGAGGGTGACTATTTTGTAAGAAATGATTTTAGTCCACATAGATTATTTGTTAGACGTGGAACAAAATGGCATAGGTTATATGATAATGTACCAGGCACAAAAACTTGGAGCGAACGTACATATAATGCAGAAAGTTTTGTAAATGACGCAAAAACAGCAATTATTGATAGTGAAGAATTTAACGAAAGACAACCTTTAAGTAAAGTTATTAAACCAAAGAGTGACGTATAATGCTATATTTTTATGATGAACAAATACGCAGATACATTTTACAATTTATAAGATTGTTTAGTGAATTTTCTGTAAAGATGGGAAAAGATGATGCAGGTAATGATTTGTTTCAAAAAATACCTGTTAGATATGGTGACTCATCTCGTATGGCGTCACATGTTATGAAACAAAATTCTGAAAACATGATGAATGTAGTACCCATGTTATCAGTATATATAACAGATTTAGCATTTACGCCGGAGAGGCGCCAATATCCTCAACATGTCGAAAAGGTAGAAGTTTATGAAAAAGCATTTGACGATACAACTAGTACATATAAAGAGGAAGTAGGAGATACATATACAATTGAAAGATATATGCCAGTGCCATATAACTTAACATTTAATGTTGATGTGTGGTCTTCTAATACAGATCAAAAATTACAAATTATAGAACAACTTTTAGTTTTGTTTAATCCGTCTGTAAATATTATGACAAGTGATAACGAATTTGACTGGTCTGCATTAACATATACAGAAATGACAAATGTAAATTGGTCTATTAGACAAGTTCCTGTAGGTGTAGATGATATAATAGATGTTGCTACAGTGCAATTTTTAACACCTATATGGCTTAATCCTCCCGCAAAAGTTCATAGACAAACTATTATACATACAATTATATCTAAATTACAAGAAATGTCTGATGCAGAATTAGATTCATTTAGAGATGGAAATTTAGTACCAGGCGCACCTACACAATATGTTATTACTACACATACAAATAACCAGGTTAAATTTTTAAATAATGAAGCTACATTATTATATCCAACTGGCGCAGAAACAAATGATGCAGGAGATATATTATCTTGGAAAAGTTATTTAGATGATTTTGGACTCACCCGCCCGGGTATATCACAAATAAGATTTAAACGAGATGCAGATCCTAGTAATGTATTAAATGATGTTATTGGTACTATAGAATTTCATCCTACAATAATTAATAAATTAACTATTACTTTAGATACAGATACACTTCCAGGTAGTACATTAAGTCCTGTTAATGCTATAATAGATCCAACAACAAGTGGACCTGGTACTAATTTACCAGCGGCAGCAACTGGACAAAGATATTTAATATTAGATCATGTACCTGGTGGCGGAGCATGGGGTACAGCGGCAGGTAATACAAATGATATTATCGAATTTAATGGTAGTGCTTGGGTTGTATCTTTTGATTCTAGTGCTACAAGCACAACACAATATGTTGTTAATAATACAACAAGTAAACAATA